AGATGAAGACCACGTTCTTGTTCATGACCACCTTGATCTTGTTCACGAAGCTTTCCAGCTCGCTCTTTACATATCCGAAGCCCTTCAGGCCGTTGAACGCGCCGTTCTTCTGCCGGGCGTCGCTCTTCGTCCGCATGGCCCAGTCCTTGAGGTAATCGACCAGGGAACCGGCGGTATCAATCACGATGGTCTTGGCCGCGAAGGCTTCCGGCGTGTTCAGGTCCGAGAGCACTTCCTCGTAGGTTGCCGCGCTCAGGACGCTGGCGTTCATCCGGTGGATGGGGTTCGTCCGGCCTACGCCGTGTTCCAGGTCGATCAGCAGCGTGTCGCCGCCGTTGTTCCCGTCGCTCAGGGCCAGGGTGGTCTTTCCGATACCGGGCGCTCCGTAGAGGATCACGCCGAAGGTCTGTTTGCTGAAGTCGAGTTCATAACCATGCTGAATCATTTCTGTTTTTCTCCTTTCATCAATCAAGCAATGCTTGTTCCGCGTCCGTTTCCGTGACGCAATGTTCACAACCGATTACGATTCCGTCCTGCAGATAGAAGGTAAACGCTTCATCTCCGCAGACGGGGCAGTGTACCGGATCTGCGGAAGGGTAGCCGTTCAGCTCCGCGTCCCTGATCCATGGGGCATCCGGTAAGTCTTGCATTTTCCAACTCCTTTCTGTAGAATGGTCACGGATTGTTTTGTCCTGGGACCGTTTCCGTTGCAGCGGGGCGGTCCTTTTTCCGTCCTGTCATACTTTGAACACCCGCCCTCCGATGCTGTCCGCCGTTCCTTTGGCGTCCCGCAGGCTGGTGAACTCAAGTGCGCATTCCCGGCGCTTGGTGATCACCGTGCCGACCGTCTCGCCGTAGCCTTCGAAGGTCTTTCCCAGACCAGCCACGTACATTTCGGTTCCGACCACGACCACCCACTTGTCCCGGTAATCCGTCATCGGATCATCCACCCCGCGATCCAGAGGGCTGCGATGCCGATCATGGCGAACCAGTATCCGGCTTTCTCCAGCCGCTTCCGGTTCCGTTCCTTCTCGGCCTGTCGCGTTTCAATGCACCACTGCAGGTACGCTCTCGTGTCCACTTGAGTTCCTCCTTTCGTTTCTCGCTCTCGTCCTGGCGTCCAGCGCTTCCCGGGCTCCCGGCTGTTTCAGGTACTCACGCAGCCCGGCGATGATGCACTGTCCGAACCTCCTTCCGGTCTCGTCCGGGATGGAATTTACGTCCACCTTCACAGCGTCCATGGTCTTTGTCTCCTTTCAGAAGTTCAAGCGCTTTGAACTTTGAGGGTAAAAAAATATTTGACTACGTCGGCTTCCGCGATTTCCAGCAGCTCACACGCCCTGGTGATCTGCTTCTGATTGAAGTACCGCTTGCCGTTCAGTTTCTGACTCAGCGATTCCGCCGTCATGTGCATCGCATCCGCGAAAGCCTTCCGTGAACCGAACTTCGCAATGATCCTTCCGATCAGATCATCGTACCGATATGCCATTGTTCCCGCCTCCTTTCATCCTTGAATGAAAGTTCAACGCCCTTGAACTTCAGCGACAATATAACACCATTTCGGCAACTTTGCAACACTTTTTTTCAAACTTTTTGAATTTTGGTTCTTTTTTGGCTTGAACTTTTGTTCAAGAGATGATAAAATACTTACAGCTCTTAATGAAGGAGGTGACAGGAATGGGAAGAGCAACAACAGCCCAGCGGCTCCGCGAAGTCATGGAAAAGCGGAACCTTCGCCAGGTGGATGTCGTGGAGATGGCGCAGCCTTTCTGCGAGCGGTACGGTCTCAAGCTGAACAAGAACGACCTGAGCCAGTACCTCTCCGGCAAGGTTCAGCCGAAGCAGGACAAGCTCACGCTGCTGGGTCTGGTCCTGAATGTCTCGGAAGGCTGGCTGATGGGCTTCGATGTTTCCCCGGATCGGGCAACAGAAAACGCGCCCGAAGCTGGCCAGACAGACGGACGCGTTACCGAGTGCATGGAGCTGTTCTCACTCCTGAGCGACACCGAAAAGGATCTGATTATTCGTCAGATAAGAGGGATTTTATCTTCTCGATAACTTCCTCCTGATCCTCGTCGCTGAGGAACCTAAAGAGCTCGGCCAGGAGGATGAGCCGCAATTCTCGACTCCTGGCCTTGTTTTCCTTTGCATCCATTTCCTGCACCTCCTTCAGTGAGTTTTCAGCGTCGACACTCCCGGACATTATATCAGAAATCAGGACAAAGATGGCCAAAAACGGACAATGTATTGAATAGGGGGACAGCATATGAAACGGTTACTTTCCGTTCTACTAATCCTTGTGGTTCTTCTATCGTCTGTCCACTACGCAGCTGCCGAAGATCTGTCCGCCATGTCTGAAGACGATCTTCTTGCCCTGCGCCTGGCTATCAATAACGAACTCGCAGCCAGGTATGAACCGCCGGTATTTGATGGAAAGACAGTCATTGATATTTTTCCGGACAAACCGTTCGCGATTTACATGCGGGATACCATGGGCGCATTCAGTATCAACGATGAGGTCAGCCAGGAAATGCTGGAAAGCGTTACTGACATTTTCATCAACGATATGGATATGGGTCTGTCCAGCATGGAAGGAATTCAGTATCTTACAAATCTGAAGTACATTACATGCGTCCATCAGAGAGCGCTGACCCAGCTTCCGGAGATCGGCAATCTGCAACAGCTTTATTCTATCGATTTTGCGCAATGCGGGCTGACTTCTCTTCCGGAATCAATATGCAGCTGCATGGCCATGAAGACTATTGATGTTTACGGTAATCCAATTACTGCACTGCCGGAGGATATCGGCAACCTGACATCCCTCAATTCATTGGACATTTCATATACGCAGATCACATCTTTGCCGAAATCGATCCGGAATCTGAAGCTAAAAGAATTCAATCGCAAGGGACTCAATCTTGGAGAGTAACATGGAAAAAGCCGTAATCTACGCCCGTTATTCATCGGACAACCAGCGGGACGCGTCCATCGATCAGCAGGTGAAAGCCTGCGAGAAGTACGCGCTGGAACAGGATCTGAAGGTCCTCCGCGTGTACGATGACCGCGCTTTGACCGGAAAGACCGACAAAAGGCCGGCGTTCCTCCGGATGATCCGCGATTCAGCGAAGCGGGAATTCAAGTACGTGATCGTCTATTCCCTGGATCGCTTCAGCCGGAACAAGTATGACAGCGTCATGCACAAGCACACGCTGAAGGAAAACGGCGTCACCGTGCTGTCGGCCATGGAGCACATCACGGACGATCCGACCGGCGCCCTGATGGAATCGATCCTGGAAGGCTTCGCGGAATATTATTCCCGGGAGCTGGCACAGAAGATCCACCGCGGCCTGACGGACAATGCGGAGAAGGCCATCGTCAACGGCTCCGTTCCCCTGGGTTACCGGCGTGGAAAGGATGGCCACGCTGAAATCGTGGAAGAAGAAGCCGAGATCGTCCGCGAGATATTCCGAAGGGTTTCCGAAGGCGAAATGCTGATCCGGATCGCGGAGGATCTGAACCGGCGCGGCCTGCGGACAAAAAAAGGAGCGCTCTGGAATAGATCGTCTTTCAACAAAATCCTTTCCAACGAGCGCTATATTGGTGTATATTTGTACAAAGAGCACCGGATCGAGGGAGGATTCCCGTCCATCATCGATGACGAAACCTTCCGCTCGGTCCAAACATACATAAAGGATAAGCCGAAAGGACGGGGAACAGTGAAGAGACGAAAGTCAAACGCCTTCACGTACCTGCTGACCGGAAAGCTCTACTGTGGAGAATGCGATTCTCCGATGTCAGGGATCTCCGGCACGGCCAGGAACGAAGATCTGCATTATTACTACATCTGCACGAAGAAACGGTATGACAAGAGCTGCCACAAGAAGAACGTGCCGCGGGACGAGATCGAGAGAAGGATCACCATGGAGCTGAAGCATCTGCTTGAGGATGACGAGCTCCTGGAATGGATGGCCGACAAAGCCATCGAGCATCTGGAAAGCGAGAGGAATACCGCTGAGATTGATTCTCTCCGGGCAAACCTTGAGGAAGCCACCAGAAAGCGGGACAACCTCAGGAAGAGCCTGGAATCCGGAGACGTCCTGCCGATCGTGATGCAATGGATTAAGGAGCGCCAGCAGGAAATCGATGACCTTTCCGGCCGGATCGCGGCCCTGGAGAAGATGGCATGGATCGACATCGACCGGGATATGATCCTCTCGTATCTGGAAACGCTCCGGGACGGCGATGTTGAGGACCGGGAGTTCCAGGAAAAGATGATCGACGCCTTCCTGATCCGGGCCTACGTCTTCGATGACGGCCGGCTGAAACTCATCTTCAATTGTACGAAGGAGCACAGGGAAGTCACCATTTCCCTTGAAGATTTCGAAGGAAAGGAGGAGCAGGGTGAAGAACAGCAGATGGTTCGTCTAAGCTCTTCACATCTCCACATCACGGTGCGCAGACGAACCACCCGCGTCTACATGGTCAAGGGATATTTCGTCTGCGACATCCCCGCTGCCGTATAGGCAGGAAAAGAGGGATACCCAATCGGGTACCCCTCTTTTTCGTGCTCCTTTGTCCGCAAATCCCGGACAATGTCCCCGGAATCAATATTTTGTCCGGAATTCATGCGAGAATCTCTGGGATGTGCTACCATCCCCAGAAAGGAGCATGGTCATGATCAGGATTTTACTTTCTGTC